ATCATTGTAAACGAAAGCACAGGTAAAACACCTGAACAATATGTTGTAAGAGATATAAATTTTAACTTTAAAAATCTTGTAGCAACAACTCCATATCAAACAACTGGCAATGTTACTGGCGGTGGTTCAGGATATTTAACAGGTGGAGTGAGAGGCATGACTGGAGCAAACTATCAAGACTCTCCAGGCACAAGATTTGGAACAGGACAAAGAGAGATTGCTGTTGATGCCGATCACATGGTGCATTTAAGTTTATCAGAAGGACTAGACAACAACTTTCCGTTTGGAAATTCATTATTAGAAAGCATTTTTAAAGTTTACAAACAGAAAGAATTACTGGAAGACGCAATTATAATTTACAGAGTACAAAGAGCACCTGAAAGAAGAGTGTTTTACATTGACGTGGGTAATATGCCATCGCACTTGGCTATGCAGTTCGTTGAAAGAGTTAAAACAGAAATACACCAAAGACGTATTCCGTCAAGCACAGGTGGTGGTACAAACGTAATTGATTCAAGTTACAATCCATTATCAATCAATGAAGATTATTTCTTCCCACAAACAGCAGAAGGTAGAGGTTCTAAAGTAGAAACATTACCGGGTGGTACTAACTTAGGTGAGATTGATGATCTAAAATACTTTACAAACAAACTATTAAGAGGTTTACGTATACCAAGTTCTTATTTGCCAACAGGTGCTGACGACTCGCAGAGCAATTACAATGATGGTAGAGTGGGAACAGCATACATTCAAGAATTAAGATTCAACAAATATTGCGAAAGACTACAAAATTTAGTATCAGATGAATTCAATCAAGAGTTTAAACGTTATCTTTTAGAAAAAGGTGTCAACATTGACACAGCAATGTTTGATATCAAGTTCCAACCACCAATGAACTTTGCGTCTTACAGACAAGCAGAGGTAGATAACAATAGAATTTCCACATACACACAGATAGCAACAGTGCCATTTGTGAGCAAACGTTATGCTCTATCAAGATTCTTAGGTTTAACTCCAGAAGAGATGGCAGAAAACGAAAGAATGTGGAGAGAAGAGAATGATGCCACAGTCCAAAGTAAACCTACAACATCAGCAACTGAATTAAGAAGTGCAGGTGTTAGCACAGCAGGTATTCAAGCAGACTTAGATGCGGCAGAACCTGAAGCACCAGCCACTGAACCAGGTGACGAAGGTGCTCCATCACCAGCAGGCACTACACCACCAGCAGGTGGAGGCGGCGGTACTCCAACTCCGGGCGCCTAGATAAATAATTTTATGATACTACGTGAACTTTTTTAATACGATCAAATAACAACTGAACCTGGCGAACAGAAGCAATATGATGCTACTGAAGATCAGTCAATCATGAGTTTAGATGACACACGTAAAACAAGATTATCTCTAAAACAGATCAATAGAGCAAGAAAAGCCGGCGAATTTCACAAAGACGAACAACAAAAAGAGTTAGAATTTGTAAGACAGATGTACGGTGCCGCTAATCAACCGGAAATGTAATAAATGACTGTTGCTTTTGTATTAGGCAATGGTCTCAGTCGCAAGCCAATACCTTTAGAACCTTTAAAACAACATGGAAAAATATACGCCTGCAATGCGGTGTATAGAACTTTCACGCCAGATTACCTTGTGGCAGTGGATGCCAAGATGATCAATGAGATATGTATGGCTGGTGCCCAGTTGAAAATGCCTGTTTGGACCAATCCAAATAGAGCATATAAAAAGTATAAAGGCTTAAATTTTTTCGAACCCAGTTTAGGATGGTCATCTGGACCCACAGCACTGTGGTTAGCATCTAAACATATGCATCAGACATTCTTTTTGTTGGGATTTGACTTCACAGGCACCACTGAAGGCAAGTTAAACAACATATATGGTGACACTCCCAACTACAAAAAGAATTCAGATGTGGCAACATACCATGGCAACTGGAATAGACAAACCAGCATTATCCTACAGAAGAACTCCTTGAAGAGATATATACGAGTAGTGCCGGAAGGCACCAATGTTTTTGAGGCTAAAGACCTTAAGAAATACGCAAATTACAGTGAAATCACTGTACAAGAGTTCAAACGACGCTATCACCTATAAAATCGGCGTCAAACGGGTCATTATCGGCCCATTATCTACCTATTTTTTTACCTATCGGTTAAATAATACATGACAGTCTTATCAATAACGTTAATAGGAGAAAAACAATGTCAGATAAAAGCAAATTCGAGCAAATGCTTGAAAAACTAGTCGCTGACGATAGAACAGCGGCAGAAGAAATTTTCCATGATATCGTTGTGGAAAAATCAAGATCAATCTATGAAGGTCTTTTAGAAGATGATATCAAAGATATCGAAGTAGAAGAAACTTCAAAAGAAGACTCAAAAGAAGAAGAAACTACAGAAGCGTCTAAAGAAGACAAAAAAGAAGACGAAAAAGTAGAAGAAAAAACTTCAGAAGAGTCAAAAGAAGATGAAGCAGTAGAAGAAGCATCAAAAGACGAATCTAAAGAAGAAGAAACTAAAGAAGAAGAGTCAAAAGATGAAGAAGCAACTGATGAATCTTTATTAGACGTAGAACAAACAGCAGTAGCACCAGCAGAAGCACACGGTGGCGACGCAACTGACGACATGGTTGGCGACATCGAAGCACCAGCAGGTGATATGGATAACGGCGACGACTCTGAAAAAGGTGAAGAAGAAATCGAAGACAGAGTAGTTGACCTAGAAGATGCTATTGATGACCTTAAAGCAGAATTTGAAAAAATGATGGGCGATAAGGAAGATGGCGACGACGCAGAAGACAATGGCGACGACGCTGAAGACAACGGCGACAAAGAAGATGAAGCAGTTGTAGATCAATCAGCAGAGGGAGAAACTGTAGAAGTTGCTCCTGAACTTGGTGAACAACCAGCAGTAGAAACGGCAGAGCCAAAAACAGCAAGTGAAGAAATTAGAGAATATGTGAACAAAGTAGCGGTAACGCATACAGATGGTTCAGATTCAACTAAATCACCAGTTGCTGGCAAAAATGATATGGGCGGAACTACTTCTAACATTGCTAAAGGCGGTGAGGAAAAAGGTGGTAAAGCACCTGCTCCTAAAGAAGAGAACGCAGGTAACATTAATGTACCAGGCGCTAAAGTTAAACCAACTGCGGCACCAAAGGCCAAGACTAACGCAGATGACGACGCTTCTGCTAAAAAGTCAACAATTGGCAGTTAATAAGGTAGTATAAGGAAAACGGATGTTATCATTACGTGAGACGCTTACTTTCGACCAAGCAGGCATAGTCGTTGAGACTAAGGACGAACACAACGGTAAATCCCTTTACATGAAGGGAATCTGCATTCAGGGAGGTGTTAAAAACGCCAACCAAAGAGTGTATCCTGTTAACGAAATCCAAAGGGCTGTCAGCACACTTAACGATCAAGTCACTGGTGGATACAGTGTTCTCGGCGAAGTTGATCATCCAGAAGGACTTAATATTAACCTAGACCGTGTCAGCCACATGGTAAATGAAATGTGGATGGACGGACCGAACGGATACGGAAAATTAAAAGTATTACCAACCCCGATGGGACAACTGGTTAAAACAATGCTGGAAAGCGGAGTTAAACTGGGTGTTTCATCTAGGGGTTCGGGTAATGTAAAAGAAGACGGATCCGGCGAAGTATCAGATTTTGAAATCATCACAGTAGACATCGTAGCACAACCATCGGCGCCAGGAGCATATCCTGAACCAATCTACGAACATCTAATGAATGCAAAAGGTGGTTTGAAAGCATTAAACACAGCAAGGGACACACAGGCACAAAAATATCTAAAAGAACAACTAATAAACATAATTGGAAAACTCCAATCTAAATAGGAGAAAATAAATGTTAGAAGCACTGAAATCACTTTTTGAAAACAACGCAATTTCGGAAGAGATCAGAGCAGAAATCGAACAAGCATGGAACCAGAAGGTTGAAGAAAACAAACTTTCTGCCACTGCTGAACTTCGTTCAGAGTTTGCTGAGAAGTATGAACACGACAAAGCAACTTTAACAGACGCTGTTGACAAAATGGTATCTGAAAGAATCGAAGCAGAAATGGCAGAGTTCGCAGAAGACAAGAAGCAATTAGCAGAAGAAAAAGTTAAGTATGCTTCTCAAATCCGTGAACACTCAGATAAACTGAAAGCGTTTGTTTTTGAACAACTTAAAGGTGAAGTTGCTGAATTACACGCAGACCAAAAAGTTATGGCAGAAAACTTCCAGAAACTTGAGGACTTCGTGGTAGAGGCTCTGTCTAAAGAAATCGCAGAATTTCAAAAAGACAAACAAGACGTTGCTGAGACAAAAGTACGTCTTATCAGAGAAGCGAAAGCACATTTTGAAAAAGTTAGAAATAACTTTGTGAAAAAAGGTGCTAGTAAAGTGTCAGAAGTAGTGGGCAAAACTCTACAAAAAGAGATTAGTTCATTAAAAGATGACATTGAAGCGGCTCGCAAAAATGACTTTGGTCGCAGACTGTTTGAATCTTACGCTCAAGAGTACACACAATCATTCTTGAACGAAAAAGGTGAAACAGCCAAACTTCTAAAAGTAGTGGACATGGCGAAACTACAGGCAGAAGAAGCGAAGAAGACAGCCGAAGAGAGCAAAAAACAGATTGAAGCAAAAGAAAAAGAAATTGTTACAATCAAAGAAGCGGCTGAGAGAGAAAAAGTTATCAATGAGTTAATAACACCATTGAACACTGAACAAAAAGAAATAATGAACAACTTACTGGAGAGTGTGCAGACGGGTGCTTTACGAAAGCAATTCGAAAAATACATTCCGTCCGTACTAAACGGTAGGACTCCAGCGAAAAAACAGGCTATAAATGAAGGCACAGAAGTAACAGGCGACAAACAAACAAACATTGTAAACGGCAGTCAGTTCAACAGTAATATAGTTGACATCAGAAGACTGGCGGGTATATAAAAAGGAGAAAAAAACAATGTCAGAACTAACAGAAACTCGCTGGCAGGACACAAAGAGTGCGTTATTAGAAGGCTTAACTGGAAATAAAAAAGCAGTTATGGCGGCTACTTTAGAAAATACGAAAGCGTATTTGGCTGAGGCGGCAACAGCAGGTGCTACATCGGCTGGTAACGTTGCTACTTTAAACAGAGTGATCCTACCGGTGATCAGAAGGGTTATGCCTACTGTGATCGCTAACGAATTGGTTGGAGTTCAACCAATGACTGGCCCAGTTGGTCAAATCCACACACTAAGAGTAAGATACGCAGAAACTCAAAACGCTACTATCAACACAGATGATGTTACAGCAGGCGATGAGGCTTTATCACCATTCAAAATTGGTCAAGCCTATTCAGGTGACACAGCAACCTCTAAAGGAGATGCAACAGCATCTAAAGAGGGTACTGGTGGTAGAGCAATGTCAATCCAAATCTTGAAACAAACGGTTGAAGCAAAATCACGTAAGTTACAAGCAAGATGGACATTCGAATCTGCTCAAGATGCTCAAGCACAACAAGGTATTGATGTAGAGGCTGAAATCATGGCGGCATTAGCACAAGAAATTACTGCTGAAATCGACCAAGAG